CTACAATAACATAAGGATTAGTTGTTATTGTTCCACCTGCGGTAACTCCAGTACCTGTTTCAGTTACAGGCATAGTAATAGTAAAAGTTCCTGTTGTTGGAACTGTTTTTACTTCAAAAGTATTAGTTGTAAAATTTGCAGATGTAAAACTAGTAGTGGTAGGCCCAGGTGTTGTTACACTTGAAAACTTTATTAAATCTCCAGGATTTAAACCGTGAGCTGTTTTATTAATTGTAACTGTTGTAGATCCTGTAGTTGATGTATAAGTACAACTTGTAAGAGCTGTTCCTAATGGTGTAATGTCATAAAACTGATCAGCAAAGAGAACGTATAAAACTTTATTAGTACCAATAACTTCATAACGTCTACCTGTTAAATCAACAAAAGAATGAATATCTCTACCTGCACCAACTATTATATCTGAACTAATTTGTCTCCAGCCCCCTATCTTTTCAGGTGATCCATATTGAAAACGTATATTATCCCCATCAATCCAGCGTCCTTCTGCTTGCGATGCAGTGTCATTTTTATCAAAACCTGGAGGTAGGGGTATCTTTTTTAATGGCATAATTTAATGCCTATTATACTATTAAAAAGCCCAGCTGACAAACGAGTATCTAATACCTTTTTTAAGTTCAGTTACTTCATGTGGGTATAGAAAACATGAAGGAAATATACAAATATCTCCTGTCTTTAGACTCATGGATTTTCCACAAATTACTAAATCACCACCTGTATAATCTTCATTTAAATTACCTACATAAGATAAAACCGGTATTCCTTTATTTTGACCATCAAAGATTGAATGAATATGATCATAATGTTCTCTCATCACTGTTCCTTTAGAATATTTATTAAATCTAATAGGAGTAAATTTATGAACCAATTGAGATGTTTTTTTATTCTCTGTTATTGCAAACTTTTCATTATATTCTTTTGTAATTTGAAACATGAATGGAATAAACTTTTGTTGAAGTTCTTGTGTAATAGATAATACATCTAATTCTTTAGTTTGTTCAGATTGCATAGATCCTGTATTTGGATCATACCATTGATGTTTTTGCCAATCTTTATTTTTGATTTCTTTTATTACATCTTTACAAAATTGTTTAGGGAGTATGTTTTTCTTATATATGTAATCAACGACTTTCATTTATTATATCCTTCATGTTTAAGTAAGTTAATGATTCTTTTGAACCTAAAGATTCTGTAACAAAAGTATTAAAAGATAAACTAACTCTAACTTCATCAGAAGTGTTTCTTGGTACAGAATGCCTTAAATGAGAGGGAAACAAAATTAATTCACCAGATACTAATGGCAAATAAAATGTTTCACTATTTACACTATTAAATTTTTCAAAGTTTAATTTAAGCATATCAAACTGACCTTTAGAAAACATAATAGGGGGTAAATGTTTATCTATTCTAAAATAGAATACACCTGATACAATAGAGTTTGGATGAATGTGCTCGTGATGAATTGATCCTTTTGGATTGTTATTACACCAAGATTGAGTGATAACTAATTTCTCTTTTGCTTGCAGTATCTCTTTTGTAAAAATATCTATTGAATTTTGGCAAAACTTTTTAATATTTTGTAATTGTTTTTTTCTAAATACAAATGAATCTTTGGATCTGAAATTACCATTCACTCCATTGGGTGCATATTGTAGTTTTTCTACAAATGCCAATTCCTTACTCAAGTTATTTTCATACTTGGTAATTAATAATGGTACTGCGAATAGTTGTAGTAGTTCTTTCCTCATTCTTAAGAAAGTATTATAGAATTTTTAAGACGATGTAAAGGTTATTTAGTTCCACCGTGTTGATTACCTATTCCAGCCAAATTTGCTCTACCAACTGTTAAATCTCCAAAGTCTGTTGCATTTCCTGCTGAAGCTATTGTTATAAATTCTATTACATTAGAGTTTGATGTGCTTATAGCAGTTAATCCTTTAACATTATCTGAACAACTATCGTTAGAACTACTATTAGTAGTAAAATCACCAAAGTCTGTAGAATTACCTGTTGATGCAATAGTGATAAATTGAATAACATTACTTCCTGTAAAACCACTTGGACCTACAAGTCCCCCTGCAAATATTCCTCTTACACTTGAGGATAAGCCAGAAAAATATCTAGTTGAATTTAATAAATCTCCAAAATCTGCAGCATCACCCGCTGAAGCAATAGTTACATAATCTATAACATCTGTATTACCTCCCGGTCCTCTACCTCCACCAAATACCGCTCTTGTAGGTGAAGCTAAAGCTGCTCTTGATCTAACTGTAATACTTTCATCACCAAAATCGGTAGCGTTACCTGTTGTTGCAATAGTAATAAAATCTATTACATTATATATAAGACTAACAGGAGCACCTGCTTCTCCACCTGCAAATAATGCTCTTGTGCTATTATTAGCATTTCCATTTGACACTGTGAATCTAGAAACAGTTAAATCTCCAAAATCTAAAGAATTACCTTTGGATGGTAAATCAATATATTGAATAACATTCGTTTGACCAGATGCATCACCACCAGCAACAATTCCTCTTGTTGGAACTCCTGCTCCACCTGCATTTGTTGTAGTTAAATATAAATCTCCAAAATCAGAAGCATTACCTGTTGAAGCAAAACTAACAAAGTCTATTACATTTGTAGCAGTAGGAGTCGTTCCTCCTGCAAATAAACCAAGACCAAGTGAGGGCCAGTTATCTCCTTGTCTTGCAACATAAACTTGTTTCAAGTTCCAGATATATGAATTAGGTCCTGATGGTGATGGGAATGTCATTATTGTAATCCTCCGTGTCCGTTAGAAGCTCCTGTTAATCCTCTTCTTGCTTGAGTTAAATCTCCAAAGTCTGTTGCATTACCTACGGAAGCAATTGTAATAAAATCAATTACATTACTAAATGTACTTGCATCAACACCTCCTGCACAAACTCCTCTTATAGAATTAGATCCACCTGCAACGTTTCTTCTTCCAACAGTTAGATCTCCAAAGTCTAAAGCATTTCCTGTTGTTGCAATAGTTATATACTCCATTACATTTTCAGCACCGTTTTTACCTACTGTTACAGCTCTAGTAGAAGATGTAACAACACTATTTTCACCTGTATTGGATGTTAAATCTCCAAAGTCTGTAGCATTTGCAGCCGAAGCAATAGTTATAAAATCTATAGTATTTCCTGCAGGATCTCCAGAACCCATAAATACAGCTCTAGTTGGAGAAGATCCACCACCAAATTCTCTTCTTGCAACAGTTAAATCACCAAAATCAGTAGCGTTACCTATTGTGGCTATTGTTACAAAATCAATAACGTTAGTATTTATAGAAGAAGGAGTTGTAGTAAATCCTCCAGCCATAATTCCTCTTGTAGAATTAGAAGCACCTGCAAGTGCATATCTAGGTAAAGTAGTATCACCAAAATCTGCTGCGTTACCTGATGTTGAAAATGTAATATATTGAATTGTATTTGTTACACCAGAATTATTATCACCCCCTGCATACAAACCTCTAATTGAACTTGAAACTGTTCCTGCTGCAGCAGTATTTGTAAAAGAAGAAGGAGCTAAATCACCAAAATCTGTAGCGTTTCCAGCACTACTTATTTTAATTGTATCTATAATATCATAAGCAACAAACGATGGAGTTTGTTGAAATCCACCCATAAATACTGCGGCATCACCAGAATTAAAATATACAGTCGGTCCCGTTCCTTGATACCCGTCGCTTAAACCGCCGTGAGCGGTTGAAGTTCCAGCTCCACCATATGCAGGAAGATTAAGATCTCCAAAATCAGTTGCATTACCAAGTGTTGCTATATTTACAAATTCTATAGTATTAACTGCAGTAGGTGCTTGACCTCCAGCAAAAACACCTCTTATAGAATTACTAGTTGCAGAAACTCCACCTTTTGCTTGTGTTAAATCTCCAAAGTCCGTGGCATTACCTGTGGTTGCAATAGTAATAAAAGATATAACATTAGTTATTGTTGGAGTGTAACCTCCACCAAAAAGAGCTCTTGTAGAAGAAGATAATCCAGTAGGCGCTGAAGTTGCACTTGTTAAATCTCCAAAATCTGTGGCATTTCCTGTTGTGGCAATAGTGATAAATTGAATAACATTAAGTAATGTTGGAGTATAACCTCCAGCAAATGCTCCTCTTGTTGAAGAAGCAGCAGCAGCTGGATAAGCAAGAGCAGCAGTTAAGTCTCCAAAATCAGAACCATTTCCTAATGTAGGAATAGTAACAAAATCTATTACGTTGTACCAAGTGTTTCCAGGAGTTTCTGCAAAACCTCCCCCAAATGCTGCTCTTGTACTATTAGATAATCCAGCTGCTTGTGATCTAGCAAGTGTTAAAGACCCAAAATTAGCTGCATTCCCTAATGTAGATGGAACAACATAATCAACTAATGCAGAATATCCAACAGGAGCTGATCTTTCTGAAGGACCAAATAATGATCTTGTTTGATTTCCAGCGGCACTTGGAAAAGTTAAATTATTTGTAGCATCACCAAAATCTGTAGAGTTACCTGCTGTTGATATAGTTATAAATTCTATTTGATTTCTTGAAGCTGGAGCTGGTGTAATACTTGTTGCAAAAATACCTCTGGCTGAAAAATTAGGCCACGTTCCACCGCTAACGTTATTGTAAACGTCATTGATGTTCCATACGCCTGTTGCGTTTCCAAGTGTTGGAAATTGAGCCATTTAAAACTCCTAGCTGTTTAAAGCGTCTAGTCTTGCCCAAGCCCAATCAGCCGATGCTTGTTGATCAAAAGGAATTTGAGCATCCATATTTCCTGGTTGTGCAGGATCAGGTTGCTTCCAAGTTGAAGTGTAGCTGTTTAGGTAAGTTACTAAATCTGCTTTTGAATTAATTGTTTCTGCTTGTCCTGCTGGTAAAGTTGAACCATCGCTAATACCAACTAACCACATATCCTGTGGAGAAGGTCCTGCGTTTGCAGTGTTCGGCCATTGACCACCTACACCGTCATTACCTAAATACAAGAAACTAGGAATAGTTCCGTTTGAATTAAGTTTGTACTTCATCATCTGTTTTGCCATATTATATCTCCTGTGAATTAATTATATCACTATTTAAGCTTTGTTAAATCGTTAACATATCTGCCCCTAAAACAATAAGAACCAAAATGACCGACTTCGCACCAAGGTGCAGCCCAAATCTTGCCTCCCATTGTACGATATTTTTCACAAAAAGAATAGTCTTCTGATAATAATTCTTCTCCTATATTTTCAACCTTAAAGAAGTTATAAACCTTGGCTTTTCCAATAGAAGCTCCACCATTGGTGTAAAAATCTGTTGTAG